CTGCAACATGTTCTCCGCTTGGTGCATGAATTCTTCCTTTATCGGAATGTTTCATTTTCATTTTGTAACCATTACCCACATCTTGTTCAGTTAATTCTTCAACGCCTTCTTCTTGCACTTGTGAACCATTAAAAATGTTTTGTGCAATTTCAACTTTGCGTCCTTCAAGTGCTTCGAAAGCACGAGCAGAAAGCATATCGTTTAACATATCTTTGGCACCAGATGCATTACCTGCGGCCAATTCGTCTATAAATTGTGTTGTTGACATAATTGTTCCTTTTTAAATTATCGCTTATTTAGTAGAGATGAATATTTTTCCACATCTGAATCTAGTTGTGGAGTTAATGATTCATTCGCTGCATCATCTTGTGTGTTATCTACAGGTGGATTGGATTCTGCATCAGCTTGTTGTTGCTGTTGCATTTCTGGTGGTGTTGTTGGACCACCTGTTCCATCTGCATCTTCTTTTGCAATTTGTTTCTTCATATCGGCAATAGTTTCTTTGTCCATTTGAAGAACATTCTTTTGAACCCATTCCATAGAATAATATCTACCAATATATGGGTCAACAGTTTGCAATACACTTAGTCTTTCACGAAGGATTTCAGCATCACGCATTTCGGTAAAGTTGTTGTCCTTCATGTAATTATAATATATGTCTTCCTTAAAATCATCCCATTCTTCTAAAGTGCAAATGCCTTTTAGAACGAGTTGTACTCTTAATGCATGGTCAAATATCTGAGAAAACTTGTTACGCAGTCTTACAATAAACTTTGTAAACTTAACTTCATCTCTTGTAACTTCAGTTGTACGACCAACACCAATCATGCCACCTTGTTGTGGTTCTAAACGAGAGATTGGTACATTTAATGAATTTAATAGTTTCTGTCTGAAGTACTTAACATCTTCCAACTCACCAAGATTTTGGCCTGCAGGTAATGTAGTAATCTCTGTACCTTTACCGCCCTCACGGCGTGGCAACCAGAAGTCTTCTAACATAGACATGTGTTTGCGGTCATCACGCAATTCACCAGTCTGTGCATCATAGACCATCTTGTTACGATACTTCAACATAACATCACGCAAGTATTGTTCAGCCTTACCTTTTGGTAAGTTACCAACGTCAATGTAGAAAATACGGCGTTCAGGTGCTCTTGATATACGATAGATAACTACCGCATCTTCAATCATACGCAACTGATTAAGGGGTTTGATTGCCTTATGTAAGTATGAAATAACGAATGTATTTTTTGCATCCATCATACCAGAGTTTACGTTAATAACGGACTCTGTAGCAATACGAAGACCAGAATTTACTTCTGAGGTAAAACTCTGTGCAGATGGAGCTCTATCGTTATAGACATAGTACTCTGCAATAGATTGAATGATTTGAGCCCCACTTTTTGGATCTCTCATCTTTTTAATCTCACGCACTTTACGAATCTTGCGTGGATCAATATATCTTAATTCTTGTATACCGTTTTTAGGATTAGATTCATCTATTACAACATGGTAATAAATTCGTCCATCGATATACCAACGCTTAAACAAATCATCAGAAAGATTACCAAAGTTGAGCATCTTTAAGACGTTCTCAAATTCTTCAACAATTCTTTTCTTAATTGTTTCTGGTTGTTTTAACTTATCAAGTATAATATCAACTGTACGACCAGTTACATCATGTGTGATAGCTTCATTAACAATATCATCAATCGCCATTTCAAGCTCAGGATGATTTGCCATTTCACGATAACGGGTAATTAATTCTAGTTCATTGCGAACAGCACCCTCCAAGTCTACATACGTTCCGTAGTAGGCATTTTGCGTTATCGTTACCGCACCGTCATCCAACGCTTCCGTTGGAAGTGCAAAAGAAGGTTGTTCAGGGTTTTGTAACTGAACAACGTCTTTATTTCCGAGTGTAAACCCGAATAGTTTAATTGCCATTAAATATCCATTCTATAAAAATGGAGAAGGACCGAAGTCCATCTCTCTTAAATCACACTAGCAGCTACTGATTCCCACCATTGATAAGTGAGAGTCACAGAAAACTCCTCAATTGTATCATTTGAACCCCAATCAACATCAATTGGTGTAAGATCAGATGGAAACAAACCAATGAATTTATATTTCTTTAATTCAGATCCTGTTTTGCCATATTGTGTAACTGCACCATCAACTGTATAACCACCAGCTGATTGTAGTGCAGCTGGGTTTCGCACGTTCAATCCATGACTATTAATTCCTGCCATCCAACGCTCAAATGCGTTACGGATAACAAAGTCTTCATCATTGATGATTGTGATTGTCCAGTCAGCAAATGTTCTGTTACCAACAAACTTTAGTTCTCTTCCAAAGTATTGAACTGGCACAACACCTAGCGTTGAGCCAGGCAATTGTGCAGTCTTACACATGAAAGTTGTTTTTGCTTGTGCTGTTCCTGGCGTTGAAAACGCAGGAAACGGCAAAGATACTTCGAATAGATTTGGACGGGCACCATCCCCAACTAGTTGGGAACGGAATTCGTTTACGTTAAATGCCATTTAATTTCTCCTGTTTCTCTATTTATTAGAATCGCCCAACAACTTCTTCAAAACTTACGCCTGTTCTTACTGCAACAAAGTTAAGTTGGATAAAGTTGATAGAACGTGCAGGTTTAATGTATATATCACCAACGAATTGATTAGAATCAATAACATTAGGTGTATTATTAGAACCATCGCACACAACACGGAAGTCTGTAATACCACGGCGTCCTTGAACATCACGCAAGAATGGTTCAACTAAGTTAACAAATTGAGCTCTTGTGAATTGGTCATTGAATTCGAACATAGAAGAACGAGCTGCACGAGCAACAGATTTTTCTAGTACAATAAACAAGCGGCGAACATTGATACGATCAAATACCGATGGACGACTTAACAAGGTTTTATCACCAAACAGAACTGTACCTTCACCTGGGAAAGTAACAACAGGGTTGATACCATTAACATACAAGTTATCACGCTCTGCTTTAGTTGGATTCCAAGACAGTTTGATAACATTCTTGATGATACCACGATTCAAACCACCAGGTGAGAACCAAGGATCACGCTCAAGATCTGTACGAGCACATACACCAGCAATATCACCATTCAATGGTACATATCTGTATACATCGTTGTACTTATCGAATTGGTATTTGTAACCACAATCAAGTACTGCATACGAAGATGAAGTTAATGAATCACGATATGTGATAACAGCAGATGATTCTGAACCAGAATTATCTACAACCGAAGCTTTAGTTGGCGATAAAAACACCATACAATCTTTGCGAGTCTCTGCAAGAGAGATTAAACTAGTTGCAACCGTAGCATCGCCTGTTCCCGAAACAACTAATGATACATCAATTGAATCTGGATTGGCATAAAAGTTATAAGCTGTTATGATATTTGCAGCAGTAATAGTACCATCAGCACCACCGCCGAGTGAGGCGTAAGATGGATTTCTCATGCCGTTGGCAGCATCATATGTTGTACCAGCTGCAGCACTGCCCCAATTAGAATTGCCAGACATGTGTGAAGACCAATAAACATAGCGTGAACGGTCATTAAGAACATTCACATAGTAATTGGTAGAACCATCATTTGTTTTACCATCAGATGCTTTAGATGCAAAAGCAAATTTCTCAAGAACTGTATTAGCAATACCATTTGAGAACTTACTATCTTCATCAACAACAATGATATGCATTTCATCATTAGAACCGCCAGCGGCCGTTGCATAATCAGAAGTGCCTGGAGCCACACCAAATTGATCGGCATATTGCCATTTACGAAGGATTGGAGTACCAAGAGTCACATTAGCAGTTAAGGCTGTTGCAACAATGATTGCTGTTGCATTAACGGAAGCCACACGATTATATGATGTACCACCATTAATCGAAATAAGATCGCCAGATTGTAAGTTAGCAGCTGCGTTTGCATTGCCGTTAACATTAATAACCAAAGCATTGGTCGTATAATCTACAACATTGCATTTTAACGTATCAGTTACAGATAAGTTAGAGGAGAAAGCTTGTGAAGAAGCACAAATAGAAACACGAAGGCTGTTACCAAATGTACCAGCATACTTAGCTGTTACGATACCAGCTGCAGTATTTGAAGTTGAATAATTGTCTGTGTAATCGTCTCGGTTTTTAATCAAATACCCAGAACCGTTTGCCGAAGAATTAACGGTGAGTGTACCTGCTGCACGGACAACTTTAAGGTTGTTAGAGTAAGCTAGAAAGTTTGCAGCTGAGAACCAGTTTTCATAATTTGTAGAGTCTGGTTTACCGAATCTGTCAACAAGGCGAACCTCGTCAGAAATGGTAACGACTTCACCTATTGGTCCCCAAGCGAACTGTCCAGCGAAAGCGCCAAGCGATGTGGCAACGGAAGGTACAATCGTAGTCAGATCGATTTCTGATACGTTTACACTTGGTGATAGCTGAAATGCCATGGATTTCTCCTTTTTGTTATTGAGTCAATTGTATTTATAACTAATACAGTATTTAGTTTTTTAGAATCTTGAGGATAGATATCCTTTTTCGGTCCACACATCTCCAGTATCAACTAAGACCTCCTCACGGCGCCCATCGTCAATAATACCTACAGGAGTCAAATCTTCTTCTATGAACATATTTTGTTCTGCCAACATGAGTTGTCTAACGTCTATATTTGTAGAATCTTTGAAATAATTTTGAGCTGTCAACCAAGCAAATAGTACTAGACCCATAACCAAATCATCATTATTACCTTCTTCAGCTGCGTAACTATCACGAA